CCCAGGCGGCCGCTCTGTCACTCTGGCGCGGCGAAATATTCACCCCTCTGCCGTTGAGACAGCTCATCGGCCTTTTCAAGGCTGAGGCTGCTGCACGCTACGGCGTGACCGTGGAGGAGATCAACGGCCGGTCTCAGGTTCGCCCGATCGCATGGGCCAGGCAAGAGGCCATGGCCGCGACCTATCACCATACGAGGCTCTCCATGCCGCAGGTCGGACGCATCTTCGGCCGCGACCACACAACCGTGCTGCACGCGATCCAGCGTGTCGCCGAGCGAGCCCAAAAAACCGTTCTAGCAGAGCGAGTGTCGCATGCCGGATTGGCGGGCCTTAAGGCAGAATCGTTCGCATGAGCATCGTCGCGCTTATCCGAGACCTAGTAGCCAAAGGGCTGTCGTGGGAGGACGCGGCGATATTTGCCGAACGGTTCGAGGCGGGCGTTGAGGAAGCCGTGTCGCAGCGGACTAAGCAGAGATCATCGGGGGCCGTGCGCCAAGCCCGCTATCGCGCCCGTCATAACGATAGTGACGTAACGGGTGACGTAACGAGTGACGCGTCACAAACCCTTTCCCAAGGTTCCAAGCAAAAGGTTTCCCCCACACCCCCTTCTAAAACTCAACCTCCTAACCCTATCCTAGAGCCCCCTATAGTCCCCCACGAAAAGCCCAAAAAACCTCGGCTGAAGGGCGACTTCGAAAGCTTCTGGCTGGCCTATCCCCGGAAGGTCGGCAAGGGCGCCGCCAAGCGGGCTTACGACCGGGCCTTGGCGAGGGCTGGCGACGAGCCGGGCCTGACAATTCTCGACGGCCTGCACCGTGTCCGGCCGTTCTGGGCCGATCCTGAGTTCATCCCCCATCCGACGACCTGGCTAGGCCGCGACGGCTGGCTTGACGAGCCCGAGCCTGACGCCTGCGCCACCGGCCCCCCCGCCTTCGACCTGACGAAGTTTGAGGCGGATCGGGCCCGGATGCGGGCGGCGTATGAGGCGGAGGAAGTCGGAGCGTGAGCGAACAGGACCTGGAAAAATGGCGCGGAAAGTCTAAGCCTGGAATGCCGATTTTCGAGGGACCGGCCGAGGTCCGCGAGTCCTTCATTGGATCGCACGGCATCGACTGGACGGCCAGCTACATCGACCCAGCGATCTGGATAGAGCGCACCCGGACCATCGTCACCCGAACCCGCGTGGCCTATCAGCAGATCAACCAAACCGCGTCGAAGAAATGCGCCGCCATGAGCATCCGGCTTTCTCAGCCGCCGCCTGTCGTCAGTTCGGACAAAGCAGCATGAACCCCATCACCCAAAAGGATCTCGCCATGACCGCAGCCCACGACGAACGCCTCCGCTCTCGCGCTCCTGGCGCACCAGCCGCAATGACGGATGAGGTGCGGGAGTTGTCGGTGGATTACACCTGCGGGCTTACCGAATGGGCTCCCGAACTGACGCTGGCCGACGCGCCCGACCTGAAGATGCGAGAGCGTGCCCGATCGGCCGAAGCCCAAGTCGCCACCCTGACCGTGAGGCTAGAGACGGCGATGGAGGCGCTGCGGCCGTTCGCCGATATTTGTGACGCCGAGGTCTATGGCTTCGACGAGCCGCTCTCCAAGCTGGGTGTGCACATCTATTTCCTCCGTGAGGCCCGCGCCGTCGTCCGCGCCGCCCAGCTTACGGACGGCGAGGAATGAGCGACCCCAAAGAAGAAGCAGCCACCGCCGCCTACATGGCGGCCCGAGAGGCTGCCCTCGCTGCCTATGACGTTGCGCTGGTTGCTGCCCGGCACGCATACGACGCCGCCGTCGCCCCCGCCCAACCCCAGGAGCCGACATGACCACATTACGAGTTCTGGCGTCGGCGGCCTTCGTCGTATTCTGCGTTATGGCGGCGGCCTGCTGGATGCTCGGCGCGGGTCCATGGTGGCTACCCTTCGCGGTAACGGGTTTCATTATGGGTGTGATCGGCGGGGCGCTGCTGATTTTGGCTGGCCCGTCCGTTTTCAAGGAATGATGCGCCCATGACCCGCCCCAAGTAAGCGTTGCCTAGCAAGGCGAACAACTACAGACTTTCAACCATGGCAAAACGGGGATTGTTCCATAATGGGTAAGGCAACTAAGACAAAAGGCCCAAGCGACCCAGCAGCCGCAGCCCGCGTTCGCCAAGAGCAGCGCCGCAAGGACTTCATCGCGGTTGGCCTCTCGCGCTCCTCCGCTGATCTGACGGCCAATGATGCTGTCGGTGTTGAGCGGGCCTCTCGCGGAACAACCGACAAGAAGGCTCACACCGACCGCGCCCGCCGCTATGACGTGTTCCAACTACTCTACAGCCGCAAGTCCATCACCCCGGCCCAGCTCGAAGCCGTGCGCCACCTGGAGGAAGACATCGCCACCAGCCTTCACGCGGACGGCTTCCGACCAGCAGCTCGCGTTGACACCAGCGGATCATCGGAGGCCAAGGAGATCCGCGCCATTGAGGCCGGCAATCGAGTGGCTGAAGCCTACGCCGCCCTCACTCCTCGCCAAGCCCAACTGCTCAAGGCTCTTTGCGAGCCCACGACGGACAGCCAGCGGGTCAACTGGCGCCAGGTCGTTATCCGCACGCTAGGCGACCACAGGAAGGCGCAGCAGGCCGATTACGTGATCCTGGCGTGCGAGGCCCTGGCCAACCACTACGCGGCCCCCAGGCGCTCAAAACAAGCCGCTTGACAACCCAATTCGAACGAGCCGCTCTAGCGTCATTGGCGGTTTCCGCGCCCTGATTTGCGCACCGCCGCCCCAATCGCCCCGCCCGCAGACAACATCCAAGCACGCCGCATCCCCCCATGCGAGCGATCAAACCGAGCTGCGTAGGCGGGGTGATACCAAACAGCCCATAGAGGCTTGATGCAGTCCATCTCCATCTCCATCCTGCTCCTGACCCGCAATCGCCCCGAGGGGCTGAAGCGCGTTCTGGACAGCCTGGCACACACGACCGCCCAGCCGGACCTATTGGAAGTGATCGTCTCTGTTGACGAGGACGACCCTGAGACCGAGCGAGCCCTGACCGGCGAAATGCCCTTTCGGGTGATCGGCGTGAAGGCCCCAAGGCCCGACGCTGTGACGGCGATCTACAACGGCCAATATGCAAAGAGCCGCGGCAACATCGTCAGCATCTGCCCGGACGACATCGTGTTTGAGACTGCCGGGTGGGATAACCTGACGCGGCAGACCTTTGAGACGGACCTAATCGGCCCGGCCGGCCTCGGCATAGCCTTTCCCTACGATGAGCAGGTAGGCTTCAACTTCGCCACCGCCCCGCATATGACGCGGCAGACCATCGAGTATCACCGCCAGATCACCGGCTTTTACATGCCGCCCTGGTTTCCGTTCTGGTTCGCAGATACCTGGTGGGACGAGATCGGCCTCTTGATGAGCTGTCACGTCCAGATGGACTGGCGACAGATGACCCCGGACGGCAAGGGCCTGACCCGAGGGCTTCGTGACTTACCGTTTTGGGCCGACGTATTCGACGCCACCCGCGCCATGCGCCTGACCGTGGTTCGCAAGCTAATCGACGCCGCCTATTGGGACCGGCCCGGCCTGCGCTCCACGCTGCAACACACCTTGGAAGACCGGGCGATGCTCTGCCTCGGCCTGACACAGCGATACCGAAACCCCGAGATCGTCGCCACGCTCATGCAGCAGGGCGAAGAAACCGAACCATCCGAGCGATACCTTAGAGCCAAGGCCACGGCCCGGGCTCTGATGGACAAGATAGGCCCCTTCCCAAGGGCCGAATAGACCAGCCCGCTGAACCGCGCTCAGACCCATTCCGACAGGAGAGCGAACCAAAGGCAGGGATGCGCAAGTCAACATCGGTGCGGGCCTCAATCATTGGCCGATGAATCCCAGCAAGTCGGAACCACAACGGCCAGGACGCCCGCAAGGGTCTGGCGAAGGACATCACATGACCATTGGTCGCCCAAGCCTCTATCAGGAGGTGTTCTGTCAACTTGCCTACGACACGCTCGGCAGCGGCTACAGCCTAGCTGTTCTGGCCGGTGAGTGCGGCGTTTGCCTCGACACCGTGAAGGAATGGCAGAAGGTCCACGAAGAGTTTTCCGCCGCCGTAAAAAGGGGCCGGGCCAAGGGCGCGCGGGTTTGGGAAGACCGGCTGATCAAACTGGCGGACAGCAACACCGGCAGCGCGCCGGGGATCATCTTCGGCCTGAAGAACCGCATCCCTGACGAGTGGAGGGACAAGACCGAGCAGGAATTGAGCGGCGCCGTCGCCGTGACGAGCATTGTCAGGCGCATCATTGACCCAGCTAACCCTTGATACGCCTAGGGCGTTCAAGCTTCTACTGGAGCCCGCCCGTTACAAGGGAGCCCATGGAGGCCGCGGCTCCGGCAAGTCACACTTCTTCGCCGAGCTTCTGGTGGAGGACTGTCTCCGACAACCTGGTATGCTGGCCGTCTGCATCCGAGAGGTGCAAAAGACCCTTGCTCAATCCTCAAAGCGATTGATCGAACACAAGATCGAGGCGCTGGGCGTAGGTGCGCAGTTCGGCGTGTTCCATGACCAGATCAAGACCCCCGGCGATGGGCTGATCATCTTTCAGGGGATGCAGGACCATACCGCCGAGAGCATCAAGTCCCTGGAGGGGTTCAAGCGCGCCTGGATCGAGGAAGCGCAAACTCTCTCGCAACGCAGCCTGACCCTGCTGCGCCCTACGATCCGCGCCGAAAGCTCGGAGATTTGGGCAAGCTGGAACCCCAGGCGCAAGACCGACGCCATTGACGATTTTCTGCGCGCCAAAAAGCCTGCCGGCTCAGTCGTCGTGCAAGCCAACTGGCGAGACAACCCGTGGTTTCCAGAGGAGTTGAAGGCCGAGCGCCTGCTGGACCTGGAGCTATACCCCGATCGCTATGAGCACATTTGGGAAGGCGGCTATGCCACGGCGCTTGAGGGCGCCTACTTCGCCAAGCAACTGGCCGAGGCCAAGGCGCAAGGGCGCATCACCGAGGTCGCCGCCGATCCGCTCCTACAGGTGCGCGCCGTCTGCGATATTGGCGGCTCTGGCGGCTCGGCGGACGCCATGGCCATTTGGATCGTCCAGTGGGTCGGCCAGAAGATCCTGGTGCTGGATTACATCGAGGGCGTTGGCCAGGTGCTGGCCTATTACGTCCAAGAGCTACGATCACGCGGCTGGGGCAAGGCCCTGGTCGTCCTGCCCCACGACGGGGTGAACGAGAACAACGTCACCGGCAAACGCTACGAGGACCATTGGCGGGACGCTGAGTTTCAGGTCGAGGTCATCAAGAACCAGGGCAAGGGCGCCGCAATGATGCGGGTCGAGGCCGCGCGCCGGCTGTTCCCGCGCATCTGGTTCAACGAGACCACCACGGAAGGGGGCAGGGATGCCCTCGGCTACTACCACGAACGCAAGGACGAGGCCCGAAACGTGGGTCTGGGGCCGGAACACGACTGGTCTTCGCACGGGGCCGACGCCTTCGGGCTGATGTGCGTCGCCTACGAAGAGCCGCAAGCGAGCATGGCCGCGCCGCGCCGAGGAATAAGGGGGATCGTCTAGATGAAGATGGACGACGAGACCCTCGCAACCATCGTCTCGTCGGAGATCGCCGACAGCGTGAGCTTTATCGACAGCGACATAGGCCCCCAGCGCGCCAAGGCCGTTGACTACTACTTCGGCCGCCCGTTCGGCGATGAGGAGGATGGCCGTTCGCAGGTTGTGTCCCGCGACGTTCACGACACCATTCAAGCCCTGCTGCCGAGTCTGATGCGGATATTCTTCGGCTCGCAGAACGTGGTCGAGTTCGTCCCCGAGGGCCAAGAGGACGTGAAGACCGCCGAGAAGGCGACCGAATACGTGAACTATGTTGTCAGCCAGGACAACGATGGGTTCGAAATCTTCTATGCCGCGATCAAGAACAGCCTTCGCGAGCGGGTCGGCTTTGTCAAATACTGGTGGGACGAAAGCGTTACCGTCTCCACCAAACGATACACAGGCCTGGACGCCGACGCCGCGACCAAACTGCAAGAAGAGTTGGGCGGGGCCGAGAAGGTCGAGATGCTGGAGAGCAGCCAGGACGACGAAGGCCTCTGGTCCGTCAAACTGAAGATCAAGTGCAAGGTCAACCGCGTCCGCATCGACGCCCTGCCGCCTGAAGAGTTCCTGATTAGCCGCGACGGCCGGACTATCGACGCCGCCCGCTTTGTCGCTCACCGTTGCATGAAGACCGTTTCCGATCTGGTGGCGATGGGCCTGGACCGAGAGCTTGTCGAGGAACAATCGCAGGACGGCGACGATCTGGGCAGTGTCGAGGAGCGTCTGGCGCGCAACCCCTATTCCGACGACTGGAGCGCCGGATCGGGCGGGGACAAGTCGCAGCGCCTGGTGCTCTACGTTGAGGCCTATCCGCTGGTGGACTTCGACGGGGACGGGATCGCCGAGCTTCGCAAGGTCTGCACCATCGGCCCCGGCTATACGGTCGTGTCCAATGAGGAGTGGGACGGCCGCCCGTTCGCCGACTTCCAATGCGATCCCGAGCCGCACACCTTCTTTGGCCAGTCCGTTGCCGATAAGACGATGGACATTCAACGCATCAAATCAGCCGTTCTTCGCGGCGGCCTGGACAGCCTGACCAACAGCATCTTCCCCCGCACCGTCGTGATTGAAGGCGACGGCTATATGGAAGACGCGATGAACACCGAGAACGGGGCCGTGCTGCGCTCGCGCAAGGGCATCGGCTATGTGCCCCTGGTGACGCCGTTCGTAGGGCAGCAGGCGTTCCCGTATCTGACCTATATGGACGAGGTGCGTGAGGGCCGGACGGGTATGTCCAAGGTCTCCATGGGACTTGACGCCGAAAGCCTGCAAAACACCACAGCCACAGCGGCGGAGGGGCAGTTCACTCGCTCACAGGACCGCATCGACCTGATAGCCCGTATCATGGCCTCGGGCATGAGGCGTTTGTTCCGGGGCATCCTGCACCTACTGGTGGAGAACCAGACCGAAGGCCGGATGGTCAAGCTATCGTCGGCTTGGGAAGATGTGGACCCCCGCGCATGGCGGGCTGATATGGACGTGATCTGCACCCTTGGCCTTGGCGGCGGCTCGGACGCCGAGAAGCTGCGGCTGATGATGCTGGTCAAGGAATCGCAAGAGCAGATCATGCTTACAGCCGGCGTGGATAACCCGCTGGTGACGCCCAAACAGTATCACAAGACGCTCACCGATATTGTCCAGCTTGGCGGCAACCGCAACCCGGACGCCTACTTCACCGACCCGGATGGCGAAGAGGCGCAGCAGCGCATGGCGGCCAAGGCCCAGCAGCCGCCGCAGGTCGATCCGAAGGTTCTTGAGGTCCAGCAGAAGGGCCAGCTTGCCCAGCAGTCGGCCCAAGCCGGCATGGATCTTGAGAACGCCAAGGCCGGCCACGCCGCAGAACTACAGTCTCAACAGGCCCAGGCGGACAACGAGCTGGCGATGGCCAGGATACAGTCCGAAGGCGAGATGAAACGCTGGCAGATCGAACAGGAAATGGACCTGAAGCGTGAGCAGCTACAGGCTGAACTGACCCTGAAGCGCGAACTTGCCTATGCTGAACTGGACCTGAAGCGTGAGCAGATCGCCATGGGCGCTGCAACCGACATGCACGGTATCGACGTTGACGCTGATGTGGCGTCCAGCGTCCACACGGGCGGGGAGCCGGGCTGATGGGCCTGTTCACCAAGCCCGACCCGATCACCCCCCAGGCCAAGCTCGACAGGGGCTCCAGCGCCGCCCGCATCCTCAGTGAGGAGGCGATCATGGCGGCCCTGGACGAACTGGCCGCTCAGGCGCAGCAGGAGTGGCGTCAGAGCCGTTCCGCCGACGATATGGTCAGGGATGTAGCTTACCGGCAGATCGCCGCCCTGGACGCCCTCAGGGCCCAACTGGAAAGCTGGGCCGGCGAGGCTCAGATGATCCAGGCCAATCTCGACAAAGCCGAGCGCCGCAGCAGAGCGCGCTAGAGCCGCACCCATCCCCGCAAGGGGCCTCCAGCCACCAAGCCCATGGCAGTGGCGCCAACCCAAGAGCCAAACATGACAGATTCCAGCACGGCGCAAGCCACTGGAGACGAGGGCCTGACGATTGCGCAGGCCGCAGAAGCGTTCATGGCGATGGAGCCCGACGAGGGCCAAACCGGAGACGAGACGCAGGGCGATGAGCCCACGGGTGATGAGCCCGAAACCGAGGCCGACGACGAGGATCAATCCTCCGACGAGGCCAACGAGCAGTCCGAAGAGGACGAGGAAGACGCCGACGCCCAAGGGCAACCTCAAAAGCTGACCTTCACCATCGAAGGCAAGCCGGTAGAGGTCACGCTTGAAGAGGCCCAGGCCGGATACCTCCGAACCGCGGACTACACCCGCAAGACGCAGGAAGTGGCTGAACAGCGCAAGTCGCTCGAAGCCGAGAAAACCAGCGCCCTAGCGGAGCGCGAGCAATACAGGGCCGTCCTGGGGTATTGGGAGCAACAGCTCGCCCAGCCCCTCTACGACCCTGCGGAGACCGAACAACTCCGAAGCATCGATCCGGCCGAGTACGCGGCCCGGCTCGCCGAGGAGCAGCAGCGGCAAACCCAACTGTCGGCCAACAAGGCTGAACAGACCCGGATCGCTGCGCAAACGACACAAGAGCAGGCGAAGGCCCATCAACAGGCCATCGAAGAGGCTGAAAAGAACCTCCTAGACGCCGTTCCCGAATGGAAGGCCGACCGCAAGAAGTTCGCGGACGGTCTGAAGGTGATGTTCGACTACGCGGAAACCCACGGGTTTACGCCGGCCGACATCCTGCAAGGCGCCGACCATCGCGCCCTGCTGATCCTCAAGGATGCCGCCGCTCTTCGGGCGCTCCAGTCGAAAAGGCCGGCCGTCGAGCAGAAACTGGCTGCGGTGAAAACCGCCACGCCTGGCGCTGCGAAGACGCTGCCGACCAAGGGCACCGAAATTACTCGCGCGAAGCAACGTCTCGCCAAGACCGGGAACGTCGATGACGCCGCCCGGATCTTCATGCTCCGTGAACCCCCCACCTAAGAAAGGCGGACCAACATGGCCGCTCCCTCCGGCACTTTCACTCTCTACGACGCCAAAGGCATCCGCGAGGACCTCGCAGACCAAATCTATTCGATCAGCCCGACCGAGACCCCGTTCGTCTCCAACATCGGCAAGAGGAAGGTCAAGCAGAGCTTCTACGAATGGCAGACCGATGACCTCGCCGCCGCCGTCACCACCAACGCCAAGGTGGAAGGTGATATCGTCTCCGCGACGACCATCACCCCTACCACCCGCGTCGGCAACTACACCCAGATCATGGACAAGCCGTTCACGATCTCGGGCACCTTGGAAGCCACTGACCGCGCCGGCCGCAAAGCCGAGTGGGCCTATCAGATGGCCAAGAAGGGCAAGGAGCTGAAGCGGGACATGGAAAAGACTTTCCTGTCCACTCAGGTCGCGGTTTCCGGCGGCAACACCACGGCTCGCAAGACCGCGGCGTTCAATAGCTGGCTGAAAACCAACACCAACAACGGCAACGGCACGACCGGGGACTACGCCTATACCGCCACCCCGATCACCGCCCGCACCGCCGCCACGACCGGCACCATCCGCACCTGGACCGAGACCATCTTCAAGGATGTCGTCTCGCAATCCTGGGAAGAAGGCGGTGAGCCGGATATGGTCATGGTGGGCGCCTTCCAAAAGCAGCGCGCTTCCGCGTTCGCCGGCATTGCTGACCAACGCCACGAGGTCGGCAACGGCAAGGCGCGGATCATCGGTTCCGCCGACATCTATGTCTCGGACTTCGGCAACCTGACCTTCGTCCCCAACCGCTTCGTGCCTACGGACCTAGCCTATCACATCGACCGCAACTACGCGTCGGTGGCGACCCTGCGCCCGTTCCACGACGAGAAGCTGGCCAAGACGGCGGATGGCGAGAACTACGTCATCCGTGTTGAAGTCGGTCTCCAGGTGGATAACGAAGCGGCTCACGGTGTGGCCCGCGATCTGAACCTCGCCTAACCGCTCTCTCCCCAGAGCAACTGCCAAAGGGCTGTCCTTAACCGGGCGGCCCTTTGGCCTTTCTGGAGCGCCCATGAAGCGCCATTTCGACTTCGATCCCCTCACCGGGATCACCCAGACGTTCCACATGGACGCCGGGAGCGACACGTTCTGGATCGAAGAGACCCAGGACCTCACGCCCCTGATCGACGCCAACAAGGCGAAGTTCAACGAGTTTTCAGGCCCCCGCGACAAGTGGGGAGACCTCGCGCACGTCGCCAGCATCCCGTTTCTGCTCGCCAACCAGCTCATGCAGGAGGGGAAAATCTGGGATCAGGAATACCTCCGCCGCTGGGTCAATGACTCGGATAACGCCGTCTTTCGCACCCGTCCGGGGAGGATTTGATGACCGTCAAAGTCAAGGTCGGCATCCCGGCCCGCGATACGGTGATGACCGGGTTCGCTCATTCCCTGGCCATGATGACCGCTCGCTCTGCCGTGGCCGGAATCGAGATCGGCCTGACCACATCATCGGGAACCCTGATCGCCGACCAACGCAACAATCTGGCCAAAGCCACCCTGGACGAGGGGCAGGATTGGCTGCTGTTTCTGGACAGCGACATGGTGTTTCCATCCGACGCCCTGCTGCGCTTGCTGGCGCGCAATGCCCCCATCGTGACCTGCAACTATTCCACCCGCCGCGCCCCTGCCGAGCCGGTCGCGTTCAAGCGCATCGGCACGCTGGAAAAGCTCTACACCGAAGAGGACAGCACCGGGGTTGAGGCCTGCGCCGCCAACGGCATGGGCGTGGCGCTGATTCATCGCACCGTGTTTGAGCAGACGCCGAAGCCCTGGTTCAACATCCCCTATATCCCCTCGTCGGATGGAAATTGGGGCGAAGACGTCTGGTTCTGCAACGCAGCCCGCAAGGCCGGCTTCGATGTCCTGGTGGACCACGACCTGTCCAAGCAGGTGCGTCACATCGGAATGCGTGAATACGACTACATGGACACGCTCGCCGTCAAGGAAGAGGTGGTGGCGCTGTGGGAAGCCGAACAGGCCGACCGAGACGCCAAGGCGGCCCTCAAGGTCGCGGCCAAGTAGATGGCCCTCGACACCTTCGCCAACCTGAAGACCGCCCTCGCCACTTGGCTGCGGCGCGATGATCTAACCGCATCCATCCCCGATTTTATCACCCTGGCCGAGGCGCAGATCAACCGCCGGCTGAAGGATGCGAAGGTAACGGCCCGCGCGACGGCTACGATCTCCGATGAATACAGCGCCGTCCCCAGCCGTTTCGGCGGCGTCGTTTCCTTCGACCTGGCCACCAGCCCCAAGACGCCCCTGAGGCAATATTCCCCGCCTGAACTGAACGGGCTGGTGGCGACGATCTACCAAACTACGGGCAAGCCGCTGGCCTTCGCCGTGGTCGGGTCGGAGTTCCGCTTCGCGCCGTCCCCCGGTGAAAGTTACACAGCCGAGCTGACCTATTACCAAGGCGTAGCGGCCCTGTCGGACAGCGCCACGACCAACTGGCTGCTGACCGATCATCCCGACGCCTACCTCTACGGCGCCCTGGTTCAGTCGGCCCCGTTCCTGCGCGCGGACGAGCGCTTAGGCGTCTGGGGAACGCTGTTCACCACAGCCCTGGACGACATCATCACAAACGCCGAGCGGGCCAAGTTCGGCGCCCGGCCACTGGCGCGCTTTCGGTCCTTCGGCTGATGCCCTGGTCCCCCGTCTCCCCAATCGCTGAGACATGGATCTACCTCCCGGCCGTCCGGATCACGACCGAAGCCGACATCACACTGACCACGGAAGACGGCGTCGAGTTGGCGACCGAAACCGACACGCGGGCCGATCCCTGGACGCCCGTCCCCATAACGGAGGCCTGATGCGCCACCTCGCCCGTCTTGCCGTCGCCTGGTTGATCCTGGGGGCTGGCCTCGCCCTGCCTGCCTCTGCGCAGATCCGCATCTCGGAACTGCCCGCCGCTACGGCAGTTGCCGACGCAGACCAGACCATCATCGTCCAGGGCGGGGTGACGAAGCGGGCCACGGCCGCCCTGGTCCGCGACGGCCTGGCCACCGACGCCGAGCTTGCCGCGGTGCAGGCCGCCAACCCTTCGGCAAGCATTGGCCTTTCGGCCGTCAACGGCGTGGCCACGACCTATATGCGGTCCGATGCGGCGCAGGCGCTGTCTCAGGCCATCGTCCCGACCTGGACCGCCACGCACAACTTCTCAACCATCCTGGCGCGAACCGACAACACCTATGACATAGGGGCGTCCGGGGCCACTCGGTTCCGCGACCTGTTCCTGGCCCGCAATGCGTCCATCGGTGGAACGCTCAGTGTAACTGGAGTCGCCACCTTCACGACCGCACCGGTTTTCGGCACCCCCGTCTTGGTCTCTGCCGGCCGATCGACCAAGGCCACCGTCACCATCGCCACGGCGACCTTCACGCCCAACTTCGACACGGCCGCGGACTTCGAGATCAGCCTCACATCGGCCTGCCCTTGCACGCTCGCGAACCCCTCGACCACGCCGGTCGCCGGGCAAAAGGGCGTGATCTATGTGACCCAAGACGCGACCGGATCGCGGACCATCGGGACATACGGCTCGTTTTACAAAATCCCATCCACCGGGATCACCCTCACCACGACCGCCAGCCGAACGGACGTCCTTAGCTATGTGGTGCGGAGCGCCACGCAAATCGTTCTGACCCTGGGGGCTGTAAATGTTCCGCAATAGCCGCACCCTTGCCGCGTTTGCGGCCCTTCTACTCTTCCATATCTGGACCGTTTCCCCGGCCCTAGCGTGCATCCAGGCGACTGGCGGGACCATCACCCAAGTCGGCGCTAAAAAGGTTCATACATTCACGACTAGCGGCACCCTGACCGTTACGGCCATTCCGGCCGGCAGTCCGGTCGACTACCTGACGGTTGCCGGGGGTGGTGGTGGGGGCCGGGGAAACGTGACAAACGCCGGCTCGGGTGGGGGCGGCGGTGGCGGTGTTCTGTTCGGGTCCTCAACCGCGATCACGGCCATAAACTACACCATCACGGTGGGCGCTGGCGGCACGGGATCGACCGCAATCGGCTCGACGGGCGTGTCCGGTAGTAATTCGAGCTTTGGCGCTATTGCCAATGCCACTGGTGGGGGCGGCGGTGGGTCTAACTCTAATCTGAACGGACTGCTCGGCGGCTCTGGCGGCGGTGGCGCGGTCGGCGGCGGCGGGCAAGGCACGGGCGGAACGGGCACTGCCGGGCAAGGATTCCAGGGCGGCTCGGGAACCGCGACCCTAGTTAATGGCGGTGGCGGCGGGGGCGGCTGCTCTGCCGTAGGCACGGGCGGCGGAAGCAGTGTTGGAGGGCCGGGCGGGCCAGGCTGCGCCTACTCCATCACCGGACTGAGTGTGACCTATGCGGGCGGGGGTGGGGGGAGTATGGCGGGCGGCGTCGGCGGAACGGGGGGAGGCGGGAGTCAGCCGGGCGGCGCTGGCACTGCCAATCTGGGCGGTGGCGGTGGCGCTGGCTCATCAACAAACGACGGCGGAACGGGCGGGAGTGGCATCGTCATCATCAGCTATAATTCGTCCTGCGCGGCCGGCTTCTTCATGGGCCCGCTGTCGGATAACGACAACGAATCGCCCCTGCGCGCCGCGGCCTGAGATCGAACTGCCCCTTGAGGGGCGACTAAGCCCCAATCCGAAGGAATCCCCATGTTGAAACTCCTGCGCCCCCTGCTGGCGCTGGTCGTGGCGACGTGCGCCGCGCCGTCCTTTGCCGACACCACACCCTCGACAATCTGACACATCGGAGCCTGTGAATGGCTGACACCATCCTATCGCCCTCTGGTCTCGTCCAGATCGAGGTTGGCGCTTCCGACTCCTCCTGGGGGGAAAAGGAGAGCGCCGACAAGGCGACCATCAACGGCTGGTTCACGACCGGGCCCGCGCTGAAGACGGCCAACGGGGGCTTCGGAGCTGCCCTGACGCCCGTTGTCGGCGATATGCTCTACGCCTCCACCACCAGCGCATTCGCCCGTCTGGCGGCCCCCGCTGTGGGTCAGGTGCTCACCTCGGCCGGCGTGGGCGTGGCGCCCTCCTGGAGTAACGCCCCGGCCGTCACCAACATTGCCGTTGGTCTGCACAATAACCTGACGGCATTATCCGCTTCGGTTAGCGGGGAGGCGACAGCAGCCGGCAAATACGGCGGTCAGTTCATGTCCAGCAATGGCTCGTCTGGGCAGTATGCGGCGATGTTCAGGACCGACCGCATTGATGGCGGCTTCACCCTGTTCAAATACGGCACCACCACTGTTGGCTACCATGTTACCGACAGCACGGGGGTGAGCCTGACCAGCCTTTCAGATGGTCGCCGCAAGACGATCTTGGCCGAATACGACCCCGGCGACATCTTCGACCGCATCGAGCATCGCAACTACGTCTGGGACAACGGCGTCAAAGGCTTCGGCCCAATCGCTCAGAAACTCTATCTGGTCGCCCCCTGGCTTGTGGTGAAGGGCGACGACGATCCAGACAAGCGCCCCGGCGACGAAGGTTTCGAGCCTTGGACGATCAAGCTCAGTCCCGGCGAAAAGATGCTGTTTGCCGAGGTGAAGGCCCTGCGTCGTCGCATGGCGGTGCTCGAAGGCTGATGTCCCTCCTCAGCCTCAAGCTCCCCCCCGGCGTCGTCAATAACGGCGCAGAGAGCGAAAGCGCAGGCCGATACCGCATCACCAACCAGGTCCGCTGGATCGACAGCATTCTGCGCCCTTGGGGCGGCTCTCGCGCGCGATCCAGCGCGGCGGCTGTCACAGGCAAGGCCCGCGCGGTCCTGCCTTGGCGCGACAATTCGGGCGACCGCTGGATCGCCATTGGCACGAATAGCAAGCTCTACGCCCAAAAGCAGGACGGCACGAATTACGACATCACCCCGTCAGGCTTCACGGCTGGGTTGGCCGATGCAGCATATAATACGGGTTATGGCGGCGGCCTCTACGGCGCCGGGACCTATGGCACGCCGCGTGCATCGACCGGCTCTGTCACCTCGGCCGGGCTCTGGACCCTCGACGTTTTCGGCCAAAACCTCATTGGCTGCATGGGCGACAGCGACGGCAAAATCTACCAATGGGCCTTGGCGACAGGAACCCCCGCCGCTGTCGTCACCAACGCCCCTACCGGCTGCGCAAGTTGCTTTACATCCCCAGAAGGCCACCTGGTCGCGCTGAAAAACCGCACCGTTCTGTGGTCGGATCAGGAGGCCGCGACGACCTGGACGGCGACGGCCACCAACCAGGCCGGCGACCAGAACCTGCAAACCACGGGCAGCTTGATCTGCGGCCGGGGAATGAAGGGCCAGAGCCTGGTTCTGACCTCCACTGACGCGTGGTCTATGGTCTATAGGGGACAGCCCTATATCTACGGCTTCACCCGCGTAGGGCAGGGCTGCGGGGCAATCTCCAAGGGCGCCCTGGTCGTCACCGATACGCTTGCCGCGTGGATGGGTGCGGAGGGCTTCTTCGGCTTCGACGGCTTCGTATCGCCGATCCCGTGCGATGTCACCGACTACGTTTTCAAGGACATCAACCGCGCTCAGGTGTCCAAGGTCGTCGGCATCCACTACGCCGCCGCCGCCGAGGTCCGCTGGCACTATCCCTCCGGGGCGTCTGTTGAGGTGGATCGCTACGTCGCCTTCAACTACCGCGACAATCACTGGAGCGTCGGCACAATCGACCGCATCGGCGGCTGCGATAAAGGCCCCTACGACTATCCGATGATGACTTCTGCGGACGGCTACCTCTACGAGCATGAGGTGGGGCTCAATAGCACCTGGTATGCGGAAACCGGCCCCTTCCGCCTCGGCCGGGGCGACCGGATGCTCCAGGTCAACCGCATTGTTCCCGATGAGGGCACGCAAGGCGACGTGACGGTGACGATCTACACCAAAACATGGCCCAACGGATCTGAGACGACGCGAGGCCCCTACACCATGGCCGATCCAACCGACGCCCTATTCCAGGCGGCTCAGATGCGCATTCGCTACACCGGCAACACCCTGGCTGACGCTCGCATTGGAGAGTTCCGCATGGATGTGGTTCCGGGCGATTATCTGGTGATCTGATGCCGCTTCCGACGCCCCCCCAAGCCTATAACCTGCACGATCAACAGGAGCTGCGGACCCTCATTGAGCGGGCCCTTGCCGATCGCCTGCGGACAGATCAGGACATCATCCTGCCCTACGCCATCCGGCTGGTGCTGACCTCGCCCAGCGGATCGCTTTGGGCCTTGTCGGTTGATAATGCCGGCGCCCTTTCAGCCGTGGCCTATCCATGACCGTTCACACCGACCAACTGGACGCGGCGGGCCTGGTCTGGCGCCTGGACGGGGATGTGTGCGTCATCACCCTGCCTGACGACGGCTCTGGCGTGGTTGAGGTCAGCGTCTGCACAGAGGGCGGCGAATTGGCCTTCCACCCGGCCCGATCGTCGCTGCAACGCGCTGTCCTGGCCCTGCTGCCGTGAACGATTGGGAGCGTTGCCGGGGATGGATCGAAGCCGCCCTGACAACCTGTCCAACCCACAACATTGACGACGTTCAAACCGGCATATCGACCGGGCATTTCCAGTTCTGGCCCGGCGAGCGGTGCGCGGCTGTGACTGAGGTCAACGACTATCCCCGAGTCCGAATGCTGCATTTCTGGCTGCTCGGCGGCGACCTCAAGGAACTGCTGACCATGCGCCCGATGATCGAGGATTGGGGGCGCCGGGTGGGATGCAAGGCTGTAACCGGCGAGGGCAGGGATGCTTGGGGCCGGGTGCTGATCAAACACGGATACCGGCGAGGGCCGTCTGAGTTCGCAAAGGACCTTACCTAATGGGCGGCAAGAACAAGCAAACGCAGACCACGGTCGTTGACCCCAAGGTCCAGGGCCTTCAGATGGACAACTACGCTGGCGCCCGCGCCAAGATCGACACGCCGACGACCTCATATGGCGGCCTCCTATCCGCTGGCGGCAATTCCAGCCTGATGGACGCCACAGGGGCAGCGCGGGGCCTTCTGGACTTCAACGCGCCTCAGATCAGCGCATCGACGTATGATCCGACGCAAATCAACCGTTCCAGCGTGCGCGACCTGACCACGGGGCCAGCCTCAGCGGAGGCGATCCGGGGCTACTACGACCCGTTCCAACAAGACGTTATCACCAATTTCCAGGCCGACAACGAGCGTCAGCGGCAAATGGCGATTGACGCCGGCCAGGCCCGAGCCACGGCGGCCGGCTCGTTCGGTGGCACGCGCCATGGCGTAGACGACGCCCTGACCAACGAGGCGGCGTTTCGCAGCGGTAACAGCTTCACCGCCGGGCTGCGCTCGACGGGCTTCCAAACGGCGCTACAGGCGGCGCAGGCAGACCAGGCGCGCAGGCTCCAGGCCGACCAGGCGAACCAGGGCATCGACTACGGCGTGGCGGGCCAGAACGCGGGCTTCCTCAACTCGGCCGGGCAGTTCAACGCTGGTCAGCGTCAGGGCGCGGACATGGCCAACCAGGGCGCCAGCATCAGCAGCGCGGGTGTTCGAACCGGCGCGGCGGGCTTGCTCGGAAACTTCGGCCAGCAACAGCAGCAGCAAGAGCAGCAGGCCCTTGACGCCGCCTATAACGAGTGGCTGCGGCAACAGCAGGACCCGTTCGTCAAGCAAGGCCTGCTCAACCAATCGCTCGGCGCGATCTCTGTTCCGCAGACCACGACCACGACCTCGCCCAAGGGCGGGCTGTTCAACAGCGGGGTCAAGGTCGGCTGGAGCTACAAGGACGGCCTGTCGGTGGGGAGCGCATAATGGGATTGTTCGGAGGCATGAAGGGCGCGGTCGGCACGCCCGGTTCCGGCGGCTTGCTGACCCGCTTCCTTGCCGGGCAGAGCGGCGTGGATGCTTCGGAGAGGGCGGCCCTGCTTCAAAAGCAGCGCAGCTTGCTGGGGGCCATGCCCTTGTCCAATGACTACGCCCCGGCGCCGTTCGCGGCCCCCAACGGCGAGGCCGATCCCTTGGCCAATGTCCCCATGGCTACGCGGCAACAGGCCTGGCTTCGGGACCTGGCGGCGGCTGGAGGCGATGTTCCATTGAGCGCGCTTATGCCCAAGCCGGCCGAGCGCCAGATATACAACACCCGTCGCGGCTTGGTCGGCGTTGGCCCTGAGATGGACGCCACGCCCGAGATGATCATGGAGATTCCCGAGGATGGGCCTGCGGCGCCGACTGGGACGATGTGGAAAGACCCCGCCAATCCCGCCCTCGGCGTGTTGCCTCTGCCCGGCTATCTGGACGCCATAGGCGGCCTTGCCGATACGCGCGCGGCGGCTACGGCCAAGTACCGCAGGCCGCTGGCTGGGCGCGGCGGCGGCGGACGTGGCGGTGGTGGCCCCCGAGGGCCCGCTGCTCCGGCTGGCAACCCGGCGCTTGCTGGAATGGAAGCCGCTCTCCGTGCCAGAGGGTTGATTAAATGACCGACTACAACAGCATGAGCGACGACCAACTTTTGGCGCTCTATCAGCAGGAAAAGGCGAAGGCCGCGCCCACGACTGACGCGGGCGGTATGGAAATGCTCGGCGACGGCTACCGTCGCAACACCATAGGCCAGACCTTCCGGGCGGGTCCGCGCGGCGGCTTCCAACAGGTCGGCGGCCCGACGATGACGATGGCCAACGATGCGAGGGGGCAGGCCCAAGGGCTGAACACGGCCCTGGCCGGCATCGACCGCGTTGACCGCCAGTTGAAGAACACCAAGGATATTGGCCCGCTCGGGTTCCTGACGAACTCGTCGGACATCAGCGTTCTGACCCAGAGCGTGAAGGATCTGCAACTTCGCCTGAAGGAGCAGCCCTACAATCTAGGGGTTCTGAACGGCCCTGATCTGGACCTTTTGGAATCCATCGTCGCGGACCCCAGTCAACTGAAGTCGGCGGTGTTCCGCCAGTCCATCGGACCTCGCCTCGCCAACCTGTCGTCCATCATTGGCGATCAGTATCGGTCGGGCGCGGATAGCTTCAAGGGCATCGGCGGCCGAACGGAAGTGCTGCCGCCGCTCTATCGCTCGCCTACGTCCAAGTTCACCCCGGAGGAGTTTGGGCGTGATGGCCGGGTGACACCAGAGGCTATGGCCCGCAAACCAGGCGCAGCCCCGTCCAGGCCGGTGTCGCCCGCCCTGGCCAGTCGCACACCCGCCGCCCGCGATGCTTACAAAGCCCGCGTTCTGGCTGGCACGATCGACCCTAAGGCCCCCATGGGTTCCAAGGCGCATCCCTACATCGCACGAGATGCGGCACAGGCTGACCAGCTACCGAAGGGCACACACGTCATGATGCCTGACGGCGCTATCGGGATTGTTGAATAATGCCCGTCCGCATCATTGAGCCCGCCGCAACGGCTGAACCCACAAGGGTCGGGCGCGTGCGGATTATCGAGCCGGCGCCACAAGCCGCCAAGCCCGGCGTTTTCGAGCAGGTGGGCGGCCTGATGGCCAACGTGAACGCGTCCATTCCCTTTGGCGACGAGATCGTGGCCGGACTGAACACAGCCGGCGGCGTAGTCTCAGCAGCGGCCCGCGGCCAGCCCGTTTCGCTAGGCCGCATTCAGGATCGTTTCAAGTCGGAGATGGGCACACAGCGGGGCCTGGAGAGCGGCTTTGCCGCTGCGCATCCCGTTGCGGCAAATCTGGGCAAGGGAACCGGCATGGCCGCTACCCTGGCGCTACCTGGCGCTAAGGCGCTCCAGGGTAGCCGGCTAGGCAATGTCGCACGGGGCGCGATTACGGCCTCCACCACGGCCGCCGCTTATAGCCTCGCCGACAGGGGCACGGGCCAGGAGCGCATTCAGCGGGCCACGGCGGCGGCGTATAACCCCTTTGTCTTGGCGCTCGGCGGCGGAGCCGGCGCTTTGGTGGGGCGCAGTGCGGCCAAGCCGCAAGCGGCGGCGGTCCCCAGTGTCGACGCGCTCCGGGCCGCGAAGTCTGCCGCCTATGACGCCGCTGATAAGGCCGGGGTCCGCTACACTCCCGCGGCCTTCGACGGGTTTGTTACTGGCCTGACTAAAGAGGCCAGGGCCGCCAACCTTAACCCGACGCGCCATCCTCACGCGGCATCCATGCTCGATGATATTCAGGCGATGCAGGGCCAATCGCCGTCCCTCACCGAACTGGACCAGCTTCGCCAAGTCGTTCAGCGCGATGTTGTCGGTAAGAGCGACCGAGCTGAAAAGATGTTCGGTCGCAAGATGATCGACCACATCGACAACCTGATTGAGACGGCCGGCCCTGGCGGGGTCGTGGCCGGAAACGCCGACGAAGGCGCAAAGGCCATCGCCCTGGCTCGCGAACTGAACGGCGCCTACCGCAAGGTCGAGGCCGTCAGCAATGCGGTTGAGAGCGCGACCCGGCGCGCCAAGGCCACTGGGTCTGGCGGAAACATCGACAATGCTATTCGGACGAAGCTGATAACGGTTCTGGAAAAGACGCCGAACCTGTCGGGAGCAGAGCGGGCGGCGCTACAGCGCGCTATTGATGGCGGCAATGTCCAAAATGCATTGCGCCTGTTGGGCAAACTCTCGCCCCAAGGCAACGGCCTCATGCTGGCCCTAAACTTGGGCGGCGCGGCGCTCGGCGGTATGGCTGGGGCTGGTCCTGCTGGCTTGGTTCCAGCCATTGTAGGGGCCGCGTCGAAAACAGCCGCCGACCAGATGACGCGACAGAACGTGCAGAGGATAACGAGGCTAATGGCGACTCCGGCCATCCCCGCGGCGGCCCCTACCTTTGCTCGTCCAGGCCTTTTGCCCCAGCCCGTCGAGGACCGAGCCGCGCGAGCAGCCGGACTGTTCGGCTACTCAGGCGGACAGCGTGCTTCCAACCGATAACGAGTAGATAGACGATCATGAAGGGGAAGGCGGCGACGATGCTGCTGTTCTCAAATATCGCGTCGCCCGTTTCCCATCGGATCGGTTTTTCTGGCGCCAGCGGCCGATAGAGTTTCGGCTTGTAGGGCTTTGGCTCACTCATCGCCCCGCCCATCTCAGCGTCAGTTACCCTTGGCATTAGGAGACCATAGCGATGTTGGACCCTCTCGTCACGGACGGCGCGCTATTCAACTGGGGTGATCCTGTCCCGAGCCTTTGTGAACAAGGGGGATTAGGCCCTCGCCTAGAAGCTTTTGAAGGCCGTCGAGCATCCCCGCTGCGTCCATCGTGGAAACCGGGATGGAGATGGTCACTGTCTCTGGCCCGGCCAGGCCTTCTCGTGTGGTCTGAAACCGTAGGCGAATAAAGCCTGGCTCCTCAGTCCCCCGAAAGCCGAGGAACTTCATGATGGGCAGGCCGAAACGGCCGGGCCCCAACAGTAGCGGCTTGATCTCGTCGTCCATCGTCGCCCCCGCGCTCTGCCCGCAACCTGCCCTCAATCCATAGCGGCGCCTAGCCCGCCCGGAAGGACCACCCTCATGCGTAACCCCGGGGGCCTAGCCCCATGAACCTGGACCCATCACTGATGACGGCGATCATCGGCAATTTGCTGGTGGTCGGCGTGGCCTGGGGTGCGCTGCACCAGCGGGTGAGGTCGCTGGAAGGCGAAATGGCCGGCCTGAAGGACCTTGATAGCCGCATGGCCCGCGTGGAGACCCGCATAGATGGGCTCTACGAGCAAATGAAGGAGCTGAACGCCTCGATCCGGTGGATGCGCC